GATCGCGAAGCTCTACGAACTGGAGCAATACACGGACGCCGAGATCGTCCGCAAGAAACTCGCGGCGATGATCACCGGGTTCATCACGCAGGCCAGCCCGGACAATCCGATCATCCCTCCGGACCAATACCAGAACGGGCCGACCCAGACAGATCCGGGGACGCAGATCAGCAAGCTCGAACCCGGCACCTTCCAGGTTCTGAACTTCGGCGAAGAGGTGCAGTTTGCCGAAGCGAAGGATAGCGGCGATTTCAAATCGTTCATCCGGACGTGCCTGCAAGCTTTTTCGAGTGGCGCCGGGCTTGCCGAGTATCAGATCAGCGGCGACCTGTCGGGGATCAACTATTCTTCGATCCGCGCCGGCCTGCTGGAGTTCCGCCGCAAGTGCGAACAGTATCAACATTCGGTTTTCATCTTCCAGGTCTGCCATCCGGTTTATAAGCGCTGGCTGCGCGAGGCGATGTTGGCGCTGGTGTTCGGGATAGATCTGCTGAACGCGTACAGCAAAGATCCCGAGCCATTCGAGGAAGTGCAGTGGGTAACGCCCGGCTGGCCGTGGGTGGACCCCGAGAAGGACATCAAGGCTTCCAACGATGCCATCCGCAGCGGCCTATCCACGCGTTCCACCGAGGTGGCGGCACAAGGGCGCGACGCCGGTGCCGTGGATGCGGAGCAGGCAGCGGACAACGAGCGAGCCGACAAGCTTGGTCTCTCTTACGACAGCGATGGCCGGAAGGTCCTGACCGGGCGCAACGCCGGATTGACGGAAGCCGAGATCCAACAGGACGCGAGCAAGGGCGAGGTGGACGTGAAGCCATGAGGGATCTGACTCGTGTTGCATCGCGGTTTGTGAACACGCCGCTAATGATTCATCCGCCCAAGCTGGACGTGATAGTCCAGGCGTTGGGGCCACGGCTGGGGATCATGCCGGTGGCCGTCGTGAAGCCCGCGGAACCGTTCGCCGCGGCGTACATGGAGCAGGCTGACGACAGCGGCTACCAGGTGATCGACGGCATCGCCGTGATTCCGATCCAGGGCGTACTGACGAAACAGGAGTCCTGGGTTTCGGCGCTGAGCGGTTGCAGTTCCTATGCGCAGATCGGGGGCTACCTTCAGGACGCGGTGAACGACGCCGGAGTGCGGGCGATTCTGTTGCAGGTGGATTCACCGGGCGGCGAGACCACGGGATGCTTGGAACTGTCCGACTACATCTACTCGCTGCGGGGCGCGAAACCGATCTATGCCATCGCCGACGACTTCGCGTTCTCGGCAGCCTACGCACTCACCAGCGCGGCCGACAAGATCTTCGTCACGCGCATGGGAGCCGTCGGCTCGGTCGGCGTGGTGGTGCTGCATACCGAGGATTCGAAGTTCAACGACGAGCAGGGGTTCAAGTACACCTACATCTTCAAAGGCGAAAAGAAGGTCGATGGGAACCCGCATGAACCGCTATCGGAGCGGGCAGAGAAAGACATCCAGTCCGAAATTGACCGGCAGTACCACCAGTTCGTAGCAACGGTCGCGCGGAATCGGAAAGCCGACGCAGAGAAGATCATCGCGACACAGGCCGGCGTCTGCTGGGCCGAGACGGCCATTCCGCTGCTGGCCGACGAGGTCGGAACGTTGGGCGACGCCATGAACGCGCTTCGTCAACTGCTCGGCGAGCCTGTCCAGAGTTCAACGGCGGCGATTGCCGCAAGATCCACAACCAAGGAGGTTACAGCAAGTATGCCCAACGAAACGCTCACAATCGCCGCCGAGGGCAAGAAGCCGGACGACGGTGACGGCGACGAGAAGACCAACAACGAACCGAAGTACTGCCATGCATGCGGAACCAAGCTCCACGCGGACGCGACATTCTGCCATGCATGCGGCACGAAGGCCGAAGGCGAGGCGTCCGGCAAGTTCTGCCACGCCTGCGGTGCCGAGCTGCGCAAAGGCGCGGAGTACTGCCACGCCTGCGGCGAAGGCGCAAAGAGCGACGCCAAGAAACCGGAAGGCATGGCTCCGCTTGCCGGCCTCGCTGCCGTGCCGCTGAAGATGCGTCCCGAAGGCGACATCGAAGCCATCGGCGCGTTGTGCAAGATGGCCGGTTGTCCCGACAAGACCGCAGAGTTCCTCACCAAGAAGAAACCCAACGGCCAATATTTCAGCGTGGCGGACGTCAGCGAAGAGTTGACCGCCGCCCGCGTGATCGAAAGCGAGAGGAGCATGATTACATCGCACGTCAATCCCAACCAGGGCGCGGTCGGTTCCCTTCAAGAGATTGAAGCCCAGGCAACTTCCTACGCCCGCCAGAATCGCGGCAAAGAGACTCCGAATCTTTACGCCGAAAGCGGTACCACCAAGCTGACCAAAGAGCGTGCCTACGCCCTCATGCTCGAAGAGCATCCCGAGGTTTACGGCGCTTTCGTGGCGCAGCACAACGCGAAGGGCCTGATCGCCACGCTCGAGCGGGCTGGCATTCGCCTCGCCCGGTAACAGAGAGGAGACAGACATGGCATTCGAACAGACATTACGCAATGTAGGGATTCCGGCAGCGGCCGACCTCACGAGCAACGGGACTGTGAATCCGCAGTTCTACTTCGTGACCGTCAACTCGTCCGGACAGGTTAACTTCACGGGCGCTGGCGCCGTCGCCGATGGCGTGGTCCAGGACAAGCCTAACGCGCAGGGAGTGGAGGCCGAGGTCGCGATCCTTGGCATCACCAAGCTGCTGACCGGCGCGGCAGTCAATGCCGGCGACCCGCTCATGGCCAACGCCAGTGGGCAGGCCATCACTGCCACCACCGGCAATTTCGTGCGGGCGCGTGCGCTGGCAGCATCGGGCGGTGCTGGCGTGATCATCCCCGCGCTGCTTCTCGGCCCGTACAAGATGTAGCCGTTCATCACATAGGAGAAATCACAAATGCCTCAGCCAACACTACAAGACGTTCACGTCAACCGACCGCTGACGAACATCTCCGTGGCCTACCTTCAGGAAGCCGCCGGAGTCGAATTCGTCGCGGACAAGGCCTTTCCGGCGGTGCCGGTCGAAAACAAAAGCGATCTCTACTACACTTACGCGCGGGCGGATTTCAACCGCGATGAGATGCAGAAGCGCGCGCTTTCCACCGAGTCCGCCGGCACGGGCTACAACCTGAATTCCACCGGCACGTACAACTGCGACGTTTGGTCGCTGCACAAGGACGTGGATGACCAGATCCGCTCCAACAGCGACTCGCCGCTCGCCCCCGACCGCGACGCCACCATTTTCCTGACGCAGAAGGCGCTGATCCGCCGCGAGAATCAGTGGGTCTCCAGGTTCTTCGGCACCGGGATCTGGACCAACAACGTCAGCGGCCAGGCGACCGCGGACTCCACTCACGTCATCTATTGGGACGCCGCGAACTACCCGAACGGCAGCCCGATCACCGATATTCGCAACGCGAAGACCCAGATGCGGCTGTCGAGCGGCGGCTTCGCGCCGAACATCTTCGTGGTGAGCCGCCCGGTGTTCGATAAGCTCGTGGATCACCCCGACTTCATCGACCGCACCAAGTACGGCCAGACCGCGCCGAACCCGGCAGTGGCAACCCGCCAGATCATGGCCGAGATTCTCGAACTGGACGAGATCCTGGTCATTGACGCCGTGTACAACACGGCTGCGGAGGGCGCAACCGAATCCAACGCGTTCATCGGCGGCATGAGCGCAGCGCTGTTTTACCGCCCGAAGAATGCCGGCCTGATGACCCCCAGCGCCGGGTACGTGTTCAACTGGACGGGCCTGATCGGAACCACCGGCGGCGCCGGCGTCCGCATCAAGACTTTCCGCATGGAGCACCTGGCTTCGGATCGCGTGGAGATCGACTCGGCGTTCGATATGCGCCTGGTCTCTGCGGACCTCGGCTTCTACTTCAACAACGTGATCTCGGCGGTGTAGCCATGATGCTGCGTCGAGAATCATGGGCGCGGCTGACCAGGGGCCTGGTTCCGCCGCTGTACGTTCTGCGCCCGTTGCAGGGTTTTACGCCGTCTGACATCGGCGACGAGTATCCCGCTCCGGCCGCCACAAACAAGGTCCAGTTGACGCGGGCGCGGCAGCTCTACGAGCAACGCAGGATCGGGACTCAGGCCGAGGCCGAGCGGGCAATCTCGAAGCTTCCCAAGCAGGAACCGGCCAAGCCGGGAAAGGAAAAGAGGCATGGCAGTCAAAGTGGAAAAAACACCCGTTAACGCTCCGGAGTTTCAGAGCGCGGGTCCGCAGCCGAACTTCAAGGGCAGCTACCCATCGAAGCAGAAGCTGTTCGTGTCGGCGGTGCAAACAGGCAGCGGCGCGCAGCAAAGCATCGCGCACGGTCTGGGCGCAGTGCCCACAGGCGTGCTGGTCTCCTGCACGGACAACAGCGGGAGCACCAACGTCTTCACGGTGACTGAGGGAACGCATGACGCGACCAACGTGAAGGTGACGGTGACCACGGGGGCCAAGTACAAGGTCCTTGCCTGGCTCTGATTACGATGAAAGCAAACTCGTTCGGCAATATCCCGGTACCGACGCCCGGCACGCCCGTCCCCGTTTCCAGCGACCCGAATCTGCGGGTGGAGCGGATGCGCTTCGCCGCAGTGATCGGTCAGACAGGTCGCGTGTTCCTCGGCGTCTCCGGCATGAACAAGACGAACGGCACAGGCGTGGTCAAGGAGTTCTGGCCCACCGGTTCTGGTGGCGGCGTCGCGGATGCTTACGAGATCTGGGCGGAAGATGCACGCCATTTGCTGCTGCCATCGGATTACCACATCGATGCCAACAACGCGGGCGAGGGTCTGATCGTCGCCTACTGGACGTGAGATGGGGAACTGGCCCACCATTGAGGCGCTGGTAGACGGCGTCATGCTCCAAACCTTCGGCGAGCCGGTGGTGTACCAACCGGTGCAGGCAGGCGCAGCGCAGGGGGACCCGTTCACGGTAACCGCCATTCGCCACCTTCGCCCGCGCGAGGAATCAGGCGCGATGGCGAACTTCGAAGAGATCTCGGTGAATCCGTCCGACTTCTCCAATCCACCGGCGAAGGGCGACTGGGTGACTGCCTGGGGCACGCAGTACGTGGTGACGACACTGCGGCAGCCGGATGCCTACGGCATGCTCAACCTGGCACTGCTTCAGCGCGCGAGTTGACGCTTCCGTGATCAATCCAAACACAATACTTGGCGAGTGGGTCACCGCGCTCCAGTCCTGCCCGGACTTGGTGACTGCGGTCGTCGGCGACGGCAACAACATCCGCGCGTTCATGGAAGGACTGGCTACCGACAACAATCTGCGGCTGGCTATTCTCCAGATGCCGCCCGGCTCGATCCTGGTTGCCTGGAACGGCACCACGCCGCGGCGTCTCACGGGCGGCGCACTGCACTTCGCGCATCGCTTCTCGATCTACCTGCGCGCGCCGGAACAGAATTCCACCGCCACCTATGCCGACTTGTTCTGGCTGTTGGTGAGCGCGATACCAACGGGCGCTCCATCGTGGTCGTCGCTCTTGCACTTCCAGATCGATCCAAATTGCTACCCGATGGATATGGATCTTCCGTCCGCGCAGCGAAACACGGTCGTCGTTAGCGCAGACGGCGCAACGCTAGATTATTTCGAGGTGCAAGCAACGTTGGTGGAGCAAGGCAATCCCGGCGGGGAGTGAAGGAGAACGTTATGGATTGGGTTTTCATGCAATCGCCCGAGGGCGAAGTGAAGGAAGTCGAAGCGACGGCCGCAGAGCTCACACCGCTCATGGTTGCCGGGTGGCGTCAGGTTCCCCCGCCAGCAGCCACTGGCCCAAAACCGGCAACTCCGGTTCAGGAGAAAACGTAGCATGGCAAACATCAATGAACTGCTGAATGGCTGGGGCTTCGGCAAACAGACCGCCATCGGGACGGCGAATGCCTCCACTGCTATCTGGCGGCACACGAACCTCAATACCAAGCCGTGGGCCAAGGTCCCGGTGAACGAGGACGACCGCGCTGAAATTGGCAAGGGCCATGAGTTCCCCACGCAGCTCTTCAAGTCGCATTACAACATGCCGACTTACGAGTTCTCGAAGTACGCTTCGTCGGAAATTCTCGCGTGGGCGATGGCGTTCTCACTGGGCAACGTGACCGTGAGCGGCAGCGGCAGCGGTCCGTACACGTACACCATCATTCCGGCTCTGGGGGCGACGAATCCGACCGGCCTGGAGTTGCCCTACTTCTCGTTCGTGCAGCAGATCCGGCCTGGCGGCTCGGCGGTGCTGGACGAAATGCTGGTGGGCTGCGCCGTCAAGGGCTGGAAGCTGTCGATTAAGAACTCGCCGGGACGCGCCAGCGCGATGATCGCGGCGGAATGTGTGACTACCGGACAGTACACCTCGCCCAGCGGAATCACCCTGCCCGCCGTGTATTCACCGCATGAGTTCAATGCCGGAATGATCACCGCGCTGACCTTCAATGGCATCAACTATCTCGCCGGCAGCAGCGCGAAGGACTTCGTGTCCATGGAAGCGTCCTGGGAGAACAACTTCCGGCCCGGCTTCTTCCCCGGCTCGGGGGCGCAGGACGGCTACCAGATCCAGGGGCGGTTCGAATGGGGCGACCGCGTATTCGCGGTGCAGTTCGTCGTGCGTGTCGAGGCCGGATCGGCCGAGTACTCGAATCTGATCAATCTGACCACCGGCACGGCCACCTTCACCGTGACTCGCGACACCAACAATTCGTTCACGATGCTCATTCAGAAGATGGGCTTCAACGTCGCGGAACTCAGCAACACCGACGGAATCGTGACGCTCCAGATCACCGGCGTGCAACTCTACGACCCCACAAACGGGCTGGTGACGATGACCGTCATAACGCCGCAAACGGGTATCTGCCAATAGGAGGCTTGAATGGAAACCGAAAAGAAAGTGGGCTTCGATGCGTCCAAGCCGTTCTTAGTGCCGATCCTTTCGGGCGGCGAGAAGAGTTGCGAGGTGCGGTTCCCTTCGGATGAGGAGTGGTGCGCGTGGGCGCGTGCGCAGCGCACGGTGCGGCATTTCCTCGGACGCGGGAAGTCGCAGAGCGAAGATGTGGACCTGCCGAAGATCAACGCCGAATTGTTCGCCAAAATCCGCACCGACAAGGATGGCCCCGAGTTCGATGACGCTGAAGCAGGTATGGTGATCGGCCGCATTGAGCGGTGCGCCGTCGCCAACGTGGATCGCGAAGGCATCAACTATCGGATCGAGATGAAGGTGCCCGGCGCGCGTGTGGTTCACGTGTTGCGGATGCCCACCGCCAAGGAGATGCAGGACCATGAGCGGGCTTCCACCAGCGTCGTGGCCGCGCGGCGGTCTGTCGAGACGCGGGCCTTCCTGGAACCGAGCGGCGCGCTTTATGACAAGCTGCACATCTCGCACGATGGCTACACCGGCGCGGTGCCCATCGTGCACAAGTCGGCGGCGGTTTCCGAGGTGATCGCGCAACTGGCAATCGAGGCTGACGAAGACCCGGAATAGCCGCGCCCGGCGACTGGCCGGAAGAGCCGGGCGTGCGATTCCTGATCCGGTCGGTGTTGCACCAGGGCGGGCTGTGCGGAGCCGAGGAAGAGTGCCCCGACCGCGTCTTCCGCTGCCGGAAGTGCGGCTACTCGGCGCAGACGGAATTGAACGGCTGCCCCGGTTGCGGCGCGGATTGGAAGGCCATCGACGTTAGCCATGGGCCGGGTTGTCCGAAGAACCTGCTCGAAGAGGCGATGGACACGCCGAACGGCGGTCTCGTCCGGCGGTGCTTCCGAATACTGAACGCCAAGAGCATCGGGCTGACGATCACGCTCGCGGACATCACCGAGGAGGAGTTCCGGGTGCTGGAACTGATCGAAGCCGAACGGCAGGACCAGATCAAGGCTGGGGACGGCGGCAACAAAAGTCTTCGGTAGTTAGGCGGTTTCCCGGAACGTGCGGTCACTTGCGAAGCTCCGTAATGCTCAGATCTGAAATGAAACCATTGCCAAACTGAATGGAACAGCGCAGCGCAAGTTCGTCCGATTTGTCCTTCTTCAAAGGCTTCAGACCACCCTCAAGCATCCCCATCAGGTGCGCGGGTTCATGCCAAACCCGACGGCCCAGCAAGGACTTGTGCAGTTGGCGTGACATCCCGCTACGTATCGCTATCACGCTCCGCCTGTGGTTCGGATTCAGAGCGACGGGGCTCAAAGCCTCAAACTGCTGGCCGACCCACTTGACGCCATCCGCCTCGAACTCAATCATTTCAGTTGGTAGCTCACGTCCTGCAAGGACAGTTCCTATATCAAATTCTTCATAGGCGGTAGAAGCAGTTGCGAGCACATCGAACGCTCCCGCGAGAGCCGAATACTCGATCAGCATGGATGTGACGATGGCCTCCTCGATCTGCTGGGGCGTAGCGTCGTCGATCACGAGGTAGCTGCCTGCGGACAGCGGCGGTCGCTCCTCATCGGGGTCCTCGATGTAGAGTGTAGTCCGTTTTGCCCTTCGGTCAGTCGCAATCGCCAAGCCAACGCTCAGGCGTTGGGACACGAATGCGCTATCACATTTGAACCGAATAGCGTGCTTCTGCTCATACGCGGTTTTGAAAGCCCGCTTAATCGTAGAACGCCCTTGTGTCGTACCCTTGCATTCGATAATGTGCAGTTTCCGCTGATCGTCCATCGCCACGAAATCAGGGCATTTTTGGGGACCGAGTTTCTTGTGCGCCGGATAGCCTTTGAGCAACTTCCTGCGGCGGAGCTCGCGAACCGCGGCGTCGCCATGACAGATTTCACTGTACTGAAAGATGTTCGTGAGCCACTCAAGGGAAACCCCAACTCCCCACTCATCACTTAGTACTGATTTCTGATGTTTGTCCAAATCAACCATCTCGGGGTGCAGACGAAGGTCTGAGGGATCATCGACTGCATAAGCGTACTTGGTCTGTGCCCAGCGGATCGCCGTCCACCAGCGCGGCACGGTTTGCACTAGGGAAGCGGCGCCCATCCAGAGCAGAGCGGAAGCAAAGTTGATGGTCGGAAAGCTACTCGCTGTCGCGAGCTCACCTGGGAAGGCGTACTGACCGGTCCAACTGGGTCGGTCGATCTCAACGCCAATCCTTTTCAATAGGGGATTACCCGGTGTCTGGGGCGTACCTGTCGACATTAGGTCACCGAACAGCGTATCCTAGCACGCCTGTTGTCCACCATAACGCCTCGCACGGCCCCGTGTCGGCCAGATCCGTTTGCGGAGCCGTCGGTTAGTAGTGCCCGAACGTGTATGAACCGATTTCAAACCGTTATCAAGAGCGCTCGTTTCGTCTATTCGCCGTACACTGCGACCGAGATGCAGGGCTTCGCCCAGGTGCTAGCGGATTCGATCCGGGCACGCATTCAGGGCGGACGGAACATCTACGACCAGGCTGCTGCTCCGCTGAAGTCGGGGCTGCCGGGCCGGCGCGGTTACCCCGACTACAAGGCAGCGCGGGGCCTCCAGCCCATCCGCGACTGGACTTGGAGCGGGCATACCCTGCGGTGCCTCAAGGTACTGACGGCGAACGAAAACCGCGCGGTGATCGGGTTCCTGGACGAAGCTCTTCCAGGCCGGCGAATGACGGCTTCGCAGATCGCCTTCTTCAACAACCGGCGCGAGGCGCAGTGGGGTGTATCGCCGCGCGACCGCCAGGCGGTGCTCGCGGCATTTCAGGCTCGTCCCTTCGTGATGCTCAAGGCAGCGTAAATGGCAGACCAAGCGGAACGCGTAATCCTCGAAGCCGAGGACCAGGTCACCCCGATAACGGACAAGGCCAACGCAGCCCTCGACGGCTTCGAGAAGAAAGCGGAGTCCTCGCACGGCAAGGTCATCCGGATTTCCGATCAGACCCGGTCTAGCGTCCAGCGGCTCATTGCCTCCCTCGAAAAGCAGGCCGAGACCTATGGCAAGTCCGGCGTGGAGCGGCTGATCACCCAGCGGGACCAGCTTCTCCAACGATACAACCGGGAGCCGCAGGCCATCGACGCGATCACCAGATCTTACGAAAAGATGATCGCCATGGAGGAAAAGGCCGCGCGCGAAGCTCTCGCGGTTAAGGCGGCGAAGGAAGCCGAAGAGGCATTGCGAAAGCAGTCCGAGGCCATCACTTCGTTC